GCCCTGGTTGCAATCGCTTTAATCACAGTAACCAATTCACCCAGATCAGCACCATTACGCAGATCTTCCACGGTAAACTGATTCCCAAAGAAATCAACAACCAGCACGTAAAGAGATTGCAGCTGTTCCATGCCCATTCCGTCTTTGAGAGAGCCACTCATCTCAATGGCTCTCTCGGCAAACGTAACAGGCACCCTTGCCCGGCTAAACGTTTCCTTTACCTCATCATTTTCATCATAAAGGTCAAGCTGGATTGGAGTACCTAATGGCATGATTCTCTCCTATACGCTCTCAGCTGTAACAGCTGGTAGTGGAATGGATGTAAACCAATCACTTCCATCAAACGCTGCAATATCTTCATCACCGATGATTCGGCTCAAGCCATCGCTCACACCAGCAGCCACATCAAATTTGCATGTGGTTTTGATCGCATGGACGTTGATCTCCAGCATCTTGGGATCTGGTGTTTCGCCTTTGGTGACTGCCTCTTCATCCGGGATGTCAAATTTACATTTCAGGAATGCATAATAACGGTAAGATCCATTTGATTTCATGCTGCGGAATAGCAGCGCGAAATAAGGTGGAACCCCGCCATATTCCAAAAACAAACCGCTGGTCTCATCGTACGCCTGTCCAGTTAGCTTTGCCAATAATTCCAGTGGAATATTGGTGACATTCAGGGTAATGTTCGTTTCACCTTTTGTGGTGAAAGTATCATATGCCTGATCATCTGCATAAATGGTTTCGGAGTTGATGGTGCTTTGCTGGCTGGCTTCTGCCGCTGGTGCCAGATATTCCGGAGTGTCATACGTAAAACCCTCCAGCGTATCTGTCAAAATCTCAGCGATGTAAATAGAATCCAAACCAACGCGCGGTTTGTACTCTCCTGAGTCATAACCTAATACTGCTTCACTCATGTTAATCTCCTTCTTCTAATAGCTCTCTGATTCCTCGTCAGAATCCGAGGTATAAATAAATTCATACGCTAAACCAAAATGGCCTGTTTCTCCGTTGTAAGGCAGCTCTGTGATCGGTCCTCTGGAAAAACCAGCAGCGACCATCAATCCAGTCACATTCGGCAAGTTAGAAAGTCCATTCCGGCTATAAACACTGATCTGGATCCGGTAGGATCGCATGATCTCCAAATTCTCAGCATGCAACACCGGCGGGGATGAAATCAGCTGGTAAACAGCGAAAACATCCGGTAAATTATCACCAGTTTTTAGCACCATCGAATTGGCAGCATACGGAACCTCGATTCCACTCAAAGCCAGATCCACAATCTCCCAAATGGTCATTCAAACAGCTCCTCTTTGATCACATTCACCATCGCTTTCCTTGCTTTTCCAAGGTCATGGTCCTCTGTTGCCCGGATGTAGGATTTAGCAGGCATGCTGCTTGATCCATATTCCTGAACATTTCCATATCTTGCAGTTTCAGCATCCGCTTTTTGAGATAATCCAACCTTAACAAAATGGTAATTTCCATCCTGATACGGACCATCCATGACCAGATGTTCCTCAAGGTTATGGGTATCTTTGCGTACCCGCTTCTTCATACCATCCAGCAAGACTCCTCCACCGGCTTTGAGCGCTTTTGGCACAACCAGATCAATATTCTTACCGTTCTTAACCAGATCCTCAAGATAGTTGATGATTGGTTTGGTATCAAATTTCACCCTGGTTGCCATCTTGCCACCTTCAATTCAATGTACTCGTGCCGATTCTGGATATCATCCATGCTCACAATCTCAAACAACAGCCCGCTTTTTTCTACCAGGCAGGTTGTATCAATATCATCGCGATACCGGATCAGTACCGTGGCAGCCGAGCGGAATTGATTGGTTGCAATCACCCAGGCTTCGGATCCATGCGCATTCACCCACCGGCACCAGACATCACCCAGCTTGGAAGTTCCCGGTTTTGTAAATCCACCGGTCAAAACTTCTACGGTGCGCTCATGCAGGCTGATTTGTGTGCGTAAATCGCCCGGGTTAATTGATTTCCCATTCAAAATCATGCTGAATCCTCTTCCGCTGCTTCTTCAAGCTCCAAAACCAATGCTTTCAGCTGCATCATGGCTGCATTGAAACCAACACCCAACGCGCTGCTTCCGGATGCCATTCCACCAGGATCTTCATGCCAGCGCACCAGCAACATTCTGGCTGCGGCTTTGGCTTCCGGTCTGGCTTCCTCATAAGAATCATCTTCCGGAGCCCAATCCACACCGGTTGCATTTTCGATGTAGGCATCCACTTGCGGTAAGAGCTGCAGCATGGTTGGATCATCCACATCACACCGTAAGATTGCAGCTGCTTCTTCTTCTGAGAGAATATTTGCCATTCTGGTTTACCGCTTTCTGGAGGTTGGCCATAGAGACCAACCTCCTATCATTCATATCTATGCAGACGCGTCAGAGAACTCCAGGTATTTCACCGGGCTGGAAGCGTTATCTTCCATCTCGCTGGATCCTTCGATCTCACTGGGGGCAGCAAACACACCATCTGTTCGGAGGAAGGCTAAGAAGCCAACTTGCAGATACTCAGCAAACTTCTCTTCAAGACGCAGGATTCGGATATCCTGTACATCGCGGATGAAGTAGTAACTGAAATCACCAAACAAAATGGCTTTTTCACCGGCAGCAGCTTGTGGCATGGCCTGATTGACTACATATTGATAACCAAGGATGGTATCAGGTGCATTCACAGCCAAACCAGGCAGCCAGATCGGTCGCCCATCTTCTGTGGCTTTGATAGATTTCAAAACCGCCAATGTGGTGTCATGGAACATCCACTGAGCACCATTAGCACGATATGCAGGATCGACGGAGTGCTCCAATGAGATCAAATCTGCATAATCAAGGCTCACATCAGCATCGATCACACCAGCCGCGGCTGCGGTCAGAATACCTTCTGGTTGTGTGGTGCCTAAACCAACAGTGAAGTGCTTATTGGTGATCCTACCAAGACGGCGGCCCAAAGCAGTTGCTAACCAGGCTTCCAGGTTGAAAGCACTGTCCTGCAATAACTGCAACGACACTCGCACCATCTTGGAGGTGTACATATAAGCCCCAAGCTCTTTCGAACCAAAGGTTGGATCTGCTCCATCTGTGTCAAGATTTGACCCTTCGCTGAGAATTGCACCTTCATTGTAGGTGTCATCCACCAACGGGATTGGCATCGATGCGCCACTGGCAGTGGAGATCTTGGTTGTGTTAGCCATACGCATGCCACCAAAGGCCTGCATGGCTTCAATTAACCGGCGGTAAAAATCTTCCGGGACAGTTGCACCGCCAGCACCGGCTGAGCCGGTACCTAATGCGCGTGCACTGATCATCCCAAAATAGGGTTGAAGAACCCCGCGCAATTCCGGATTCATCCCGCCCAAACCCTGGCGAAGGTATGAATTGAAAGCTCGTTTGTACTGCTTATCTTTCGGCAGTGGGCTTTCATCCTCTTCATCATCACTGAAACTCATTCCACGGGTTTCCACCTTGCGGATCTCAGGTTTAGTGATGGGGGTTGGATCTTCATCAAACTCACTATCAATGGCAGCGATTCTTTCTTCACGATCAATCTGTGCTTTCAATGAATCGATATCGCCATTGATGCGGTCCCATTGTTCCCGCTCTTCGGCATTTAATTCGCGCTTTTCTTTTTCAGCCAGGCGATGGAGGCCTTTTGCTTCCTCCCATAAATTCGCGCGTCGCTGGCGTAACTCAACTGCGTTCATTCTTTCTCCTTTTAATCTAGGGATAAGCCTTGTTTTCGGCTTATTGATTCCAGCAACCGTTGTCTTTCCATCGCTGAGTAGTGGCCATCATCAGGCTCTGGCTCATCCGAGGTTCTGGAGTGGTCGGCTTCATCTTCATCAGATTCAACCTCCGGCTCCTGAATGTACGGCTTAAACATTTCAACAGCAGCGGAAAGTTGTTCCCGCTGTTCAGTTGTAAGTTCCATCCCGCGCTCTGCACATCGCAGCAATCGGCGGGCTTCTTCTAATGGATCGATCTCAATCTCTCCATCTTCCGAGACAATCGCAGATCTGGCAGCAATACTGGTTTGCTCAAATGCAGGGAAAGCAACCGGAGAAACTTCAAATAATTTGGCTTCCCGGATGGTCCTGAGTGGCAATTCTTTGCTGTTGGTCGCTTCCTGCCATTCCTGTTTGATGATCTGGAAGGCAATGCTCATCTGGTTTACATCCCCGCGTTTGATGGAAGTAACCGCATCGCGACCAGCCTGGGTATCTGGTGGGCTAATTTCCACTTTCAACCCTTTCGAATCTTCAACCAGACTCAAGGTACCGTTCTTGTTGCGACCCAAAACAAGGTCTGTGTTGTGATTCCACAGCGCACGGATATCATTTTCCTTGATCGTCTTTTTATAGGCTCCAGCAGCAACTTTTTCGCGCCAAAGGCCATATATTTCAGCCTCTTTGTCGAATACAGAAGCATACCCGACCAGCTTTGTCTGCTTATCCTCATCCTCTCGAATCTCGAAATCATCAAAGGATATATATCTGATTTCTTTATTCATTTTCATCTTAGTTCTCCTCTTGATCCTCTGGTTGCGGTTCCGACTCTTCCTGCTCCGAATCTGCAGATTGATCAGCTGGGATCATGTTGCCATTCACCAGGTATTCATCCAAACCTTCAACCGGGTTCATATTTTCAAGTTCACGGATCTCATTTCCATTCATCCATCCGTTTTGCCTTGCTATTGAATAGGCTTGATATCTGCTTTTGATATCTCCACGCAGGAGACCATCCACCAGAAATTCAATAAAATAAAATTTGCGTTCATCCTGAGTAATCAGTGTCTTATTGACTTCCTGTTCCCAGCGCACAATCCAGGACCGCAAAGAATAGGTGATAAAACCAATGTTCTGCTGCTCGATTCCTGTTCCCCAGCTGGTGGATTTCTCAGTATCACCAATCATGTGGGGAGGGACACCAAACAAACGCGCAATTTCACCCACCTGAAACTTTCTCGTTTCCAGGAACTGGCTATCCTGTGGATCCAACCCGATCTGTTGCCATTTCAAACCCTCTTCCAAAACAGCAACGCGGTGCTTATTGGCTAAACCGGCATGATAACTCTCGAAAGATTCTCTCAATCGCTGAGCTGCTTCTTTCGAAAGATGCCCGGGGTGTTCCAAAACACCACCTGGACGCGAATCATTGGAAAAGAACCTTGCCCCATATTCCTCAGCAGCCATTGACATGCCCAGGGCTTCACGTGCCTGAGCGATGGGAGATAAACCCAACATCGCGCTTATATGCAAAACTCGATTGGCTGAAAGGTTAACAAATTCGTTATCTGGCAAATTCACCTTGTAAACCAGCTCATTTCTTGAATTTCGGAAAGGAGTCACCCGATTCGGAGTGATGGGCCATAAACTTTTCACTTCTCCAGCTGCGTTCCTCACAATTTCGGCATAGGCATGCCCCCACAAAAGCACATGCGCCATCATGGTCGATCTGAACTCAACCGATGTCATTTCCTTATTAGCAATGTTGTGCAAAACGAAATACAACGGATGATCAATCGCTCTTTCCTTGCCACGCTCCAATCTTCGATATAAAATCGCTGGTAATGAAGCGAATGTCTCACTTAGCAGCCGAATACACGCATAAACTGCGGTTAATTGCAATGCGGTTGAAGGGTTTACAACCTTCCCGGTCACTGAGGCAGTTCCCCCCAGGATAGAAGAAAGGTTCGCAAAGCTAATCGGAGAATTGATCCGCTCAATCGTGCGAGACTCAAATAATCGATCTAATATTGTCATCGTTTACCCTCCCCAATCGTGCTGATAATCATCAAAATCAACCCGGTCAAACCAAAGGCAGCGGGAGGATAGATTTGATACACACCAATAAAAAATAGGACCATACCCGCGAGAAAAACAAATAAATTTAAAAATATCTTTTTCATAGCACTAACAAATCCCTCGAATCATAGACAGATCCTCTGTTGGTGTAATTGACCGCCCGGCTCATGGCATTCACCCAGGCAACCATCAGGTCAATTCGTTTTGTTCGATCAACTGACTTCCCTTTGTGCTCTTTAACAAATTTCACATTGCCATTGCCATTCTTGGCAACTGAGGCATTCCCAAAGCACCACCGCGCCACCAGGTTATTTTCGTGACTGATCTTCTTCTCCCGAATCAGGACCTCGGTCTCATTGATCGGGTTGGTCATATTCAGGAAGGTTTGTGGAATATCTACGCAGGTCATACCCGCTTTTTCTAATCGCTGTATGAGCATCGATGCAAAGTGCATATCAGCATCCAGTTCGATCACGTTATATATATTGGCCAAATCAAGGATCTTCTCCTCCACCAGGTTGTAATCCACCACTTCACCTTCAGTGGCAGTGATCCAGCCTGCTTTCAGCCAGAGATCATAAGGAACATGATCCTTCGCGATTCTTTCCTTCATTCCCTCTTCCGGGATCCACGCATACCAGATCACACGCCATTCAGTGATATCTTTCTGCGGAGGAAACACCAATGCCAAAGCGGTTAAGTCAGTGGTGGAAGATAGATCAAGACCCATATAACAATCCAGCCCGACCATATCCATCGGATTCCAGTTACCAACGGTCGCGTCAAAGTGATCCAATGGCAGCCAGGTGGTCAGTTTCGTAGTAATCCACTGATTCAAGCGCAACCAGCGGAATAAACGCTCATCAGCTGGCTTCTGCTTTGCTTTTTCAGCAGCTTCTTCAACCGATTCCATCTGGATGGTCACACCCAATGATGGATTGGCTTTCTCCCAATTATCAGGGTTATAAATATCATCTCCATCGTAGGAGAAAATCACCGGGTACCAGGTTGGATCCACTATTTCACCTGAAAGCACTCGAATGGCATAATCATGCTGTTCCCAGCCTATACTTACCCGATCCGGATCATCACCGGCGGTGGTAATTACCCACCAGATCGGTTGCGATCGCGCATCACCAGCGCCAAAGGTCATTACATCCCACAGCTCGCGATTCGGCTGGGCATGCAGCTCATCGAAAATAACCGCGCTTGGATTCAAACCATGCTTTGTGTATGCTTCTGCAGAAAGAACTTGATAATAAGATCCGGAAATCTTATCAATGATTCTTTTCTTACTGGCAACCACCTTGGCACGTTTGTGCAAAGCCGGTAGCTGATCAATCATATCCACTGCCACATCGAAAACAATAGATGCCTGGCCACGATCAGCCGCACAACCGTAGACCTCTCCATTTCTTTCACCATCGGCAAATAAGTGGTAAAGACCAGCTCCCGCTGCCAGTTCTGATTTTCCATTCTTTTTTGGTACTTCCAGGTAAATGTATTTATATTGACGATGGCCATCTTCTTTGATGGTCCCATACACATCCCGGATAATACGATTCTGCCAGGGTAATAACTCGAAAGGCTTTCCATAAAACTTGCCCTTCGTATGCTTCAAGTTCTCATAAAACCAGACAGCCCGGTCAGCACGTTTTGGATCAAACATCGCTGCAGCTCCTGCCAGGTTCGCAATCAAAACGAGAATCAGAAGAATAAAGATAAATCGTTTCATTGTTCATTCTGCCCGTCATTCACATACTCAGTGACCTCATTGAGGAATGCTTCCATTGGGTCCACTTCTTTTTCACGTTCCTTCTGAGGAGGTGCCACACCAGCGCGTGAGCGTGGTGTGAGGTATAAATGCTGTCGCATCTTAAACATCAGATCGCGTTTGCGGTCCACCCGGCCATCCAGCTTCACGACCGCATCAAAAGCGCCAGTCACTTTGCTGGCCATCATTACCGCATCGGTCTCCTGACCATTCTTCATAAACTGGCTATACAGCTTTGACAGATTCTTGTAGATCTCCCTGGAGGTTGCCCGCATGCCATCCAGCTCATTCACCTGCTCAGCCAGCACACAATAATCCAGCAACAGATCGAGATCAAGCCGGGTCACAATCTCGCCCTCCAGCGAGCGGTACTCCCGCATGATTCTGCGCCACACTTCGGAGGCCACCTTCATATTTTTGATTTGTGCCGGTGCTGAAATAGGTAACTGCCGATTCGGTCTCATACGCGCTTCCGATTCTTCGCGCTTTTTCCGTTCGGCGGCCGTTTCATGTCGTACAATCAGGGATTTGGGTTTGCGAGCTGGCATGTTATTGGGATTCTCCACATTGGGAAATTTTTTCACGCGACTGACCCTCGCGCTCGCCACTCCCTAACACCTGAACTTTTGATTCCCCCTTCCCCTCCGTAGCTGTGAT